CCGCGCAATGCGTCACCGCGCACCCACCCGCGAACAAATCGTAAAAGTTTTTTCGCCTTGGGAATTGCTTAATCACCCATTCCGCGATCTGATTCTTGCTGCCCTTATACGGCGCTCCCCATCTCATCATTCAAACCTCGCGTTGAACGCGTCCAAGGCGGCTTGGTCCGCCCTTGTTTCTTCCGTTTCCAAAGCCCAAGCCCGCTTAAGCTCGTTCATTTGACGGTTCCATTTTTCCATTCCCTTTGAAGTGTCCGGCTTGAAAGAGCGCCAGCCCATAACGTCGTTGAGCTTCGTGTCCTTAAGGCCCCGGAAAAGGGCCAAAAACTCATGCCAATGCAATTCCGCTTGCGTGAGCCTTATTCCGTAGAATTGGAAAAAGGCCGCGAAAAGCAAGTCCGCGTCCTGCTCAAAGTCAACAACCGGCTCCGATGATCCGCCAACGACGCGCGGCAAGGGTTCCTTTGGGTTGTAGAATTTTACAAGCTCGTCAAGGCCCTTTTGCCTGTCTTCCGGGCAAAGCGGGGTGAGTCCGTCGTATTCGTAGAGAAAATCGAAGGCGGAAAGCGTGGGCCGTTCCTTCAAGAGCCGTCCGAACGAAAGCCAAAGGCGGAAGTCCGTCTTTATCTTGTAGTCCTTTCCGTCAACGAAAATTGAGTCGGGGAGCTTTTTCTTTGATAAGTCAATCATTTTTCAACAAAAAAAGCGGGGATTTCTCCCCGCCTTTAGGTCAGGTCGAAGGGTATTCGCCTTCGGTGAACGAGGGGACGCCCTGCGAGTAGGTGGCGTAGCCTTTCTTGATTCCGCCGTTGAAGTGCAAGTCGAACGTCAACGTTGAATCGACCGAGTTGTAGTCGTTGATGACCATTGAAGCGTTGGGCGCTTCCTGGGCCAAGAAGACTTCGGCTTCCGACGGGTCGTCGTCGTCCAAAGGCTCGTAGCGGTAGACAATCAAGACCGGCAATTTTGCTTCGCTTCCTACGGAAAGATTGTAGTAGCGGTCCTTTACGGCTTCAAAGTCGTCCTCTCCCTTGTACATTGTCAAGGCTTGGTTGAGAGTCGGCGCGTAGCGGTCAAGCTCCGTTGTCGGAACTTCGTCCGCTATGTAGTCGTAGTCGTTTGTCTGCGGGTTTAACGCAACGTCAAAAGCGGTGGACTTGCAAATGCGAACCCAAGTGCTGTCGGGCTTGACGTACAAGGCTACCATGTGCTTTTTGACCATTGTTTTAGTAGTTCCGGACATAGTGAACTCCTTTAATTAAGTTTCTTTATAGTCATAGGCGCTTTTAATCGCCGATGGACTCGCTTTCATTGACCCAAACTTCCGCTTCAAAAGCGGTCACGGTTTGATTCTTGTCGCCGGTGTCCGGGTAAAAGTCAACGCCGTCGATTCCGCTGTCGTCGATTTTCCCGCCCATGCTTGGATTCTTTTCCATCGCAAGCCGGAACGCCTTCGCGTAGCGGAACATCCGCTTGACAAGGATTGGATAGGCGGCCTTTTGGAAAATCATCGTGACTACGAATTTGTCCTTATCCCTGTAGCCGTCCAAGTCGCCGTCAATCGGCTCAACCTTGTCGGGAAGTATTGAGACGACGACCGGCGACTCGTAGCGCGACAAGTCCACCGTTCCCAAAACGATGTTCTTTTCGGCGATAGTCGGAAGCGGAACGTCTTGCTCCGCAAGCCCCGCAAGCTCGTCGTTCACGTCGTCAAGTATCAAGGCCTTCAAGGCTTCCGCCGTCTCTTCGGTCATTCTTTACCCCCAATATTTCTGTAGCTCTTTGTCAACCATCTTTTGGACTTCGCCCATGTACTCGCCGCTTTCGGCGTAGGCTTGGCCGCCCTGGACAAAGCCGCGCGGCGCGATCTTCCAATTGGACGCGCGGGCGGTCTTTCCCTCGTGGCCGTATGAAAGCGTCATGGCCTTGGGAAAAATCGTCTTTCCGCCGTTCATGGCCTTTGGAAAGACGACCGCTTCCGTTCCGCTTTTCTTGACTTTGTAGGCGTAGGCTTTCTTAAGCTCGCCGGTCCGCGACTTTAGGCCGCTGGAACCGATCAAAGCCCTTATTCGCTTTGCCGTGGCCTTGGCCGCTATACGGAGCGTTTGCCGCTCTATCGCCTTAAGGCTCTTGGACGTTCCCGCCAAAGCCTCTTGGACGGCGGAGACGTCGGCCTCTATAGAAAGAGGGGCGGCCACTAGCAAATCTCCTCGATTCTGTATGAGTCGATGTTTTTAAGGAATCTGTCGGGCGTGTAGTTGTTGAACACGCGCGTTCCCGTGTCCGCGAAGCTCGTGGAGTTCACGGCCAAGTTGCCGTTGGCGCTCTCCCAAAGGAGCGAGCCGACTTGCTTGGCGACTTCGACGATGTCTTGCGGAACGCTTTCCCAGCCCGCCGTGTATGTCACGGTGTAGCGGAGTCCGGCGGTGAATACGGAGCCGTCCACGAACTCTATGTAGTTGGAGTCCTTGGAATCCGCGCTCACGCAAAAGTTTTCCGCCGGAATGCTCTCGCCCTCGCAAGTCACCGCCGTAATGGCGGAAATATGCCTTGCGTTCAGCCTAAGCTGGAAATAGTTGGAGCCTTTGACGGTCTCCGTCCGCTCTTTGGACTCCGGATCGTAGCCAAGGTAGTTGTTGACTATGTCCATCGCGCCGTCGGCGTATTCCTGCGGCTTCGTGTCGCTTTCGTCGGTGACTTTGTTCATGTAGTCGGCGAGAGCCGTCGCAGTCAAATAGGCCATTTTATTTTTCTTCCTTGACCTCTACGGCCAGCTTTTCTTTAACAAAGCGGGCGGCAAGGGCCGCGTCCATTTCGTGAACGCCTTCATAAAACGTTCCCCATTCGCCGCACAAAAGGGCGTTGACGCGAACTTTCATTGTCTTCGCGCTTGGAACATACGCCGACTTTTCTTCCGGCGTCTCAATTTTTGCCGCTTCCGGCTTTTTCTTATCGCTCATTGATTTCTCCCGTAGTCGATGTTTTTTGGGCCGTCTTCCCAAACGACCTTCATTCCTTTGGCGTTAAGCCAGCCGCACACCCAAGCGAGCGCGGGCTTTTGCTCTTTGTATTCGTCGCTGGCGTCCATTGGGCACCCCGCGACGGTGACTTTTTCATATCCTTTTAGCCACGCAAGGCAAAGCGCGGCGCAAATGGTGTTGTTTATCGGAAGCCCAAGCCCGTACACCGCTTCCGGAATCTCGCGGAGCGTGTTTTGCCGTCCGGTATCTATTCCGTGAAGCTCTATGTACAAGTCGGCCCCGCCCCTTGCGTCGGTGCCGCAAGCCCACACATCCGCGCCGTTGAGACGCCCGCGGAGTTCCGCGAACGTCTCGCGCAAGTTAGCCTTGCCGCTTATGGCAAGCTCTTTCACGGCCTATCAGGTCGATTAGGCTGTGAGCTTCAAGCGGGCAAACGCGGCGGGCAATGTCGGCATTCCGTCGGCGAGAGTGTGGCCGAAGAATCCGACCTGGTTCTTTCCGGCGAAAAGCTCGTTGGCGATTGTCACGTCCAAGCCCTTCCAGTAGGCGAACTTGTAGTGGCTCAAGTCGGCCAAGGCGAGGGCGTAAGAGCCGCCTGTCTTGGTTGACGGAGCGTATTCGCTTTCAAGAACGGGCAAGCCGAGCAATGTAGACGGCTCTCCGGCGCGAATTGACTCGTGCCAGAGGTACTGGTCGTTCTTGTCTTTGAGCTTCATGATGTCGGCCAAGAAGGCTGTGTTCATGATCCAAACGGCCTTTCTGCGGTAGGCAGGGCGGAGTTTCATGTACACATTTACAAGGTCGTCGGAGGCGATTGTCAAAGCTGTCGCTGTCGCAACGTCGCGTGATGTCGGAATGCCGTCATTTGACGCTGTGAAAATGCCGAGCGGCTTTCCGCTTCCGTCGCCGGAAACGATTGCGCTTTCAAACGCGGCAACAAGCTTTTCCGAAATCTTGTTGCGGGCAAGCTCGTCCATTGAGAAGGCGCTTGCGGCAAGCAACTTCTTTGAAACCTTGATGAGCTTCGTCAAGTCGCTTGGATGCAACTCGCGCTTTCCGAACTTCCAAGAAGTGTCGGCGCTAATGTCGCTAGACGGAACCTCATCCGTCCAAGAGGCGGCGGAAGCATCGGTCTCCTCGTAAGGCAAGCCCAAAGAACCAGCGCCGTTTACGGGAATCTTGTCTACGAGGCCATAGAGAAGGGCCTCTTTTTCGACTTCCTTCTCAATCTCCTTGTAGAACTCTTCGGGAGCGATGGCCGCTCCGCCGCCGGGAGATGAGGTTGTTCCGACTGTCATGTCGGTGCGAAGCTCTACCGAGCCGTTTCTTTTTTCAACGCGAAGGAAGCCCTTGTTGTCCGAACGAGCGGCGGGCTTTTCGTCGGCGTTAGGAAGCTCGTTAGAGAATCCGGCCAATTCGGCGGCTCTCTGTTCGGCTTCAATTTCTGCCAAAAGCTTGCGGGCTTCGGCAGCCTTGTCGTCGAAGGACTTCTGTTCTTCGGCTGTGAGCGAGCGGCTTTCCTTTTTGGCCAACTCGTCAAGGGCGCGCATTTCGGCAATAAGCTTGGCGCGCTGTTCCTGTTTAGTCATAGGAATCTCCTAAAATTAAATGTCCAAGAGGGCGATTTCTCTTGCCCGCTTGTTTTCTTCCACTTTGCGAAGCTCTGCGGCCTCGCAAGCCTTTCTTTCTTCTTCCCTCGCACTCTCCAGCGCGGCCTTGGCGCTTTCCAGCGTCTGTTGGCAACGGGCGTTGATTGATGTCTGCTCGTAGGCGGGGAACGTCACAGCGGACACCTCAAAAACTTTTCCAATGTCAGTGATCGTGCGGCGGGGCTTTTCGGACTCCAAATCGTCCCACTTGTCGCCGCGAGTCGTAAACATGAACGACATTCCGGTCACGTCTCCGCGCTTTACGGCGGAGTAAAGATTGCGGGCGTCGGAATTATTCTCCGTGTCAAGGCTGACGCGGATTTTCATTCCTTCGTCAACGATTTCCATTTGCATCGTTGAATTCGCGTTGTTGTTGCGGCTACGCGCAAGCGGCGTCATGTCGGTGTTGTGGTTCACCAAAAAACGCACGTCCTTAAGGTCCGTCTTGTCCAACGCTCCGCGCGCGATTTTCTCAAAGTAATATCCAAGGTCGGTCTCCCGCTCAAAGACGATTGGAACGCCTTCGATGAAGTCCCCCTTGTCGTCGCTTTGGGCCGCCCGAATCTCAAAGTCGAACGAGCGAAGCTCCGTGTCTTTTGTTTTGAATTTAGGTTCCATCTGCGAACTCCTTTTATTTATTGTCATTGTTTTTGTCGCCGTTCATCGATTCCGACAAAGGCTTGTAGTTTTCAAGGCCGAAGTGCTCGTTTCCGTAAGCCTGCTCTACGCGCGGCATATTTTCCCAATCGCGGATCTCGTTTAAAGTGACCAAGCCCGCCTGGAAGTTGGCGCGATGGTTGGCCCATCGTGTGTTGAAGTCCGCCCGGACAAGCGAGTCCGCGTCAAACTCTACATAGCAATCTTCGTTGTAAGGATAGGTCAAGAGGCGGTCAAAGTATTGCTGGAGCCGGACAAGCCAGGGCGTGAGCGTGTGGCGCAAAAAGAAGGTGTTGGCTTGTTCCATGTTGGAAAACTTGGAGTCTTCGCTTCCAAGCATGAAAAGCGGAACGCGGTATATTTTTGCGACTTCCTTTTCCGAATACTTGCGGTTCTCCACAAGCTGGCTGTCGGAATTTGAAGGCAAGTCCAATGGCTTTACTTTCGCCTTGGCAATTACAATCGGGTCGTTTTGCTTTTCCTTTCCGCCAAAAGACAACTTGAACTGCTCTATAAGGGCCTTTGAATCCTCTTTTTTCCAATTTCTTTTAACGTCGTCGTCAATTTCCAACGCGAGCTTTTGATGGTAGCCGCCGTCAAAGCTGTTGTTCGTGTATTCGTCAAGCGTCAAGCCAAGCATGGCCGCTTGGCGGGCCATTTCAAGCGGAGACAAGCCCCGCAAACTGTCCACACGGTAGGCCGGAATATGAAGGATTGTGTAAGCGTTGTACTTGTAGTCGTGGCCGTTGCAATGGTAAATGTAATAGACTTCGCCGCTTTCGTCGCGCTTGATTTCAACTTTGTTCGGGTTCAAAACATAGAGCGCTCGCGGCGAAAAGTCTGCGTTCCTCTCTACGAAAATAAAGGCGTTTCCTTTGACAAGCAAAAAGCGCATCACCCTTTGCCAAAAGGTGAACGCGGTGTCGTCAAAATTCGGCGCCTTGTGGACCAGCGGATAGAGCGGAGCCTTGTCTTCGCGAATGCGGCCCTTGTCCGTCTTTTTGTAAACGTGGCAAGAGAGAGAGGCCACCGAGTCCGCGATAATTGACACGCAAGCGTTGACCGTCGTGTTTTCTTCCGGGCTTGGCTGGAGCGTGAAAAAGCCGCCGCTCCCTTCGTATCTGTCAACGGGAAGCTTTTTTGTTTCGTTTCTTACCCGCCGTATTTCCATTCCAAACAGTTTCATTTTGCTTTCCTTCCTGTATAGTCATTATTTAATAAATCATGTCTTCCACGCTTACCGATTGGCTGTAGGACTTTTCGGCCAAGCCAACGTCAAGGCGGTTGTTGGCCATTATGCTTGTTATAACGCCGTCAATGCGGCGGCTTGACTTTGTGAATTGCGGCTTTACGACTTTGATGTTGTCGTTGGCGTCCGTCCTTATCGTCGCGCAAGAGACCATCCAGCGCATGACGGGGTTGTTGTCGATGATTTTTCCGTCGGCCACGTCCTTTTCCCAAGCCTTTGACGGCTCGCTCATGTAGGCTATTCCCTGATTGAATTCGACCATGTTGAACGAGTCGGAAAGCGGCGCGATGATAAGGCTTGAAAGGTTTCGGTCATAGGCGATTTCCTGTATGTCGTAAAGGCTTGCGTCCCGCCGGATGTCTTCAAACATAAATGAATAGTCAACGGTTTCGCCGGGCGTGGCCACAATCCAGCCGCCTTTGATCCATTTTTCGACCAAGTAAGTGTCAGTCCGCATTCGGGCCTCTATCTGCTCTTGCGGTATATAAAAGCGGTGCTTTGCCACTTTGCGGCCGTCCGGAAGCGAAAAGTAAAGCGTCCAAGCGGTGAAGTCGGTCGTCTTGGACAGGTCCAAGGCTCCCCAGCATTGCAAGCCTTCAAGCTTCTTTTCGTCAAAGCGGCGTAGGCATCTTTGCCAATGCGCGTCGTCAATCCACACGTCGGCGTTGTTGATCCACACGTCCATTCGCTTTGTCAAGAACTCCGCCATGCCTGTTGACTTTTGGCGGGCGTTCTTAAGCTCTATCATAAGCTCGCTTGTCGAAAGCGCTCCCTTCACGTCAAGGTTGGGGTTGGCCTTGGGCCAGTTCTTGGGGTTGGCGGGGTCGTCTCCCTTGTCCAGCTCGTAGATGATTCCAAGGTAGGTGTCGTTTTCGTAGCCCTTGGCCCCGGAAAGCATTTTGCAGACGCGCTCGTATTCCTCGTGGCAAGGGTAGGACAATTCGTGTCCGGCGGTCGTTATTATGAAGATTAGCGGCTGTTCGCGCGCGCCCATTCCCGATTGGATTACATTCAAAAGCTCGTCGGTCTTGTGGGCGTGGTATTCGTCAATTATAGCGCAAGAAGGGTTCAAGCCGTCCTGCACCTTTGAATCGCTTGAAAGCGCCTCAAACTTTCCGTCTTGGAAAGTAAGGTTTTGCGCGTGGACCTTGATGAATTTGCCAAGCGTTTTTGAGTAGTTGACGGTGTTCTTTGCGTTTTGGAAGGCGATCTTGGCTTGGTCGCGCTTGGTGGCGGCGGAATACACTTCCGCTCCCGGCTCCGCTATCAAATCGTAAAGGCCAACGCCGGAAGCAAAGAAGGTTTTTCCGTTCTTTCGTGCGACTTGCAAATAAACGCGTCGAAAGCGACGCTTGTCGTTGTCCTTTCTACGCCAGCCGTAAAGCATCGCTATAACCCATTGTTGCCAAGGCTCCGGCTTAAGCTTTTGGCGGGCGAGCGCTCCCTTCGTGTGCACTTGCTCGCGGAAAAAGTCAATGGCCATTCTAGCCCGTTTGTCGTCGAAGTAATAGGGGAATGTCTTTTTGCTTGCCTTTAGGTCGTTGACGTGGCGGCGGACGGCCAAGGAAATGTTTTTGCAAACCGTGAGCTTTTTGTTGAGAACATCGTCTATGTAGGCGTTGTATTCGTAGGTCAAAACTAGCCTTGTCCTATAAGCGCCTTAATGGCGTTCGTTTCGTCGTCGTCGTCTTTTTTGGCTCCGCGTATCTTCGCGGACTCGACGGGCGTGACTCCGAACTTCCACATAATTTTTTCGTAGGAGTCCATGTAGCGCCGCCACTCAAAAAGCAAGTCCTTTCCGCCTTGAAAGTCGGCCAGATACTTTGCCGGGCCGCCCAATTCGTCGATTTTGTCCATAAGCTGGTTGGCGCAGTCAAGACAGCGGAAAGCGTCTTCCAAGCTTTCAAAGTCGGCGGCGGAAACCAAGCGGGCGGCGCAAAGCGAACCAACAACGCGCTTCCAGGATTCCTTGGCTTTTTTGCCGATCACTGTTTTAGGGCATTCCAAGGCCCCTTCTATCGGCGTGAGGCTTGTTCCGCGATTTTCGTGGCGGCATTTCTGATAAGTGCCTTCTTGTTTGTGTTGTTGAATGGATTTTGGGGGCCTTCCTGGCATGGCAACTCCTAAAAAATTGATTTTGCACGCGCGCACGAAAGAGTGGGCGTGTTGGTGAACGGCGCATCCGCCTTGGTTTTAAAACCCCGGGGGGCTTCTCCGATTCTTGAACCCGCCGTTTTCCCGCAACGTCTTGGCCGAGTGGCAAGACCAGCAAAGAGCTTGCAAGTTTCCCTTGTCATAAAACAAGGACAAGTCGCCGCGATGCGGGATTATATGGTCGGCTATCCTTGCCGGAGCTCCGCAACGGACGCAATAGGGATTGGCTTTCAAAAACTCCCTTGAAGTCTTCCGCCATTGGGCCGTGTGGTACAAGTCATGCCAAGCGGAGCTCTTTGTGCGCCTAGCATTGGCAAAGGCCTTTGCCTTGCCTTCAAGGGCTTTGTGGCGCTCGCAATAGCGAAGACCGGGCAAGGCGACGGCGTAACAGCCGGGAGCGTGGCAAACGGTGGATTTCATAAAACGGCAAAAGCCCCGCAAAGCCGTCAAGCCTTGCGGGAACGACAATAACTAGGCTTTCTTTACGCCGATAATGCCGAAAATGATTGTAATCAAGGCGACAACCGCTCCGGCGATTGCCTCAAAGACATTCGACTGCAAGCCGCCCAAAGCGACAAGAACTCCGCCCGCGACAGCCCCGACGATGACCACAATCGTTTTCCAACTAAAGCGGTTTTCGTCCTTGGCTTTCTTTACGGCGGCCACAATCAAGGCGGTCAAGCCAAAAGCCGCAAGGGCGATGGCGACGATGTCGGCGGATGGAAAGCTGCAAAAACATCCAACCGCGACGCTTGCGGCGAACAACACCGCTCCGATGATTCCTAGAACCTTGTTCATATTTTCTCCTTGGAGCCTTCCAGCTCCTTAATGCCGTTGTAATTTTTCTCTAATTCTTCGTAGAGAATCTTGAACCTTGCCACGTTGACAAACCATTCTTCCGGAACGGTGACGCTCCGGGCTTCCTTGTCGCGCTCCGCCCATTCCGCTTCCGGAAAAATAGGGAAGGCGAGCGGCGGAACGTAAAGCCGGTCGATGTATTCAACTTTTGGGCTTAGACAAGACGCCAATAGCGTTGTCAACAGCGTCGCCGCTATCAAGAGCGTTAATCTTCGCATTTGCTTCATCCTTGTTTTGTTTCATAACGTCAACAGCGGACGCAAGCCTTGCCGCTTGCGCCGCGTACTCATTCTTGGCCTTTTCGGTCGCCTCAAGCTTGCATTTCAAGACGCGAAGCTCCGAATTCAAGTGTTTTATCACGGCGGACAAAACAACTATGACGACGACTAGAGCCGCTCCGCCGATCAACGCGATCTTTCCAATCATTGCCTAGCCCCGAAAAACTTCTCTAAAATCAAATTCACGTCTATCGTTCCCGCTCCAAGAGCGTAAACGACAAACCAACCAAAACAAATGTCCTTTGTGCTGGCATTAGGCAACCAACCAAGCCAATAAACAAAAAGGCTCGCTATAAGGCCAAGCCCCGCAACAAACTTGAATATTTTGCTAATGTTCTTGGCCGTGACCTTGCTTTCCGCTTCGGGAGCCTCTTTTTCTTCTTCCATTTTGCCATCCTTACTTCAAACCGAGCCGAACGGCTATGAACCCCGCGAAAAGGGCGATAAGGCCCTTGAAGGCGTAGTCAAGCCAGCCCGTGTTCTTGGCAGTCAAGTGGTCGTTGACGGCCATGTTGATTTCTATGTTTTTGACCCGTTCGGCCAGGTCCTTTATCTCCGCCGTCCGGGTGTCCATCCGTACCGTCAAGTGCTTGACGTCGTTCTTAAGCTCGACAAGGGCCTCAAGAATCTTCTCAAACTTCTCGTCGTTGGTTGTGTCTTGTCCGCTCATGCCGGCCACTTCCTTAAATACCCGATGATGTTTTTATTGTCTCTCCAAGTGATTTTCGCTCCGGCTTGCTTGAACCCGTCTTGCTCGAACACCAGGACAAGGCCGTTGGCCAAAGCTTTAAGGACAATCGCGACATGGCCGTACTTGTTTTTGTCGGTCGCTCCCCAAACGGCGACGTCGCCTTCTTGGCCACACCATTTGTCGGTTATAAGCGCAAGGTGTTTCTTTTCGATGGGAAATTCGTTGTAGCGCAAGACTAAGTCCTTGGCTCCGCCGTCCGCTCCAAGCGACTCCGTGCGCGGAATCTGCCAAACGTCTTGGACGTATTGGCGGAACAAGTCCACGCATTGGGCCCCTGCATAGCCGTCAAAGTCAACGTTTGTCTTTATGTATTTTTGGACAAATTCCCATAAATCCATCTTGATTTCTCCCGTAAGAACGCCCGGGCAAAAGGCCGGAGGCGGTAAGACGGCCTTTTTGCCGGACTTGAACGGCGCGATACCAACCGCCCGGTAAGGAAACGGGAATCGAACCCGCTTTGTTCCGTTCCAAGAATATTGTCATTTTAATGACAAAAAAACGGCGGTTTTTTATCATTAGCCGCCGTTTCCTATCAATCTTTTGTTTTTCCTTTTTGGTTCCCCTCAAAAGTCGGAGAGAGCAAACAGTAAGCCATCCAGCCCGCGCGGAACACCCGCTCAAGCTCGTCCGCTACGTCCGGAGCGTTGGCAAAGCCGTCAATTTTCGCTTGCATTTCCTTGGGGAACTTCTTGTCACGCCATTTTTGGAACGCGTTACGTCTTTTCATTCCGGCTCCTTAAGGGACAACTCTTTGCCAAGCCGCTCCTTTGCATAATCCGGATCGAAGTCAACCTCTCCCTCGTAGTCCCCGTCCGTGAACACCGCTCCAAAAAACGAGCCGTCCGCCCGTAAACAGCCCGCATAGATTTCGTCCGTAATTTTGATTTTTTTTCCGCTGTCCAGCGTAATTTCGTATGGCGTGCACTCAAAAAGCCGCAACTTCTTTTTCATTCTTGTCCTCCCAAAGTATCGCCTTGCCTTTTTTGGCGGCGTATTTCAATTCTTGGATCGCTCCTTGCGAGGCCGTCCAATCGTCCAAAAAGTAAACCGCGTCGCAAATGTCTATCATTGCAAAACACACGTGCAAATAGTCGTCGTGGGAAACATCGGGATAGTCCGGCAAGACGCACGGAACGAAAACCTCATGTCCTTGCTTTGCCAGCGTTTCGCCCGCTTTTCCAAACTTGTCCAAGACGGCCTGCCTCGCAAGCCCCGTAATTTTTCCGGCCACGTAAATTTTCATTTATCACCCTCCTTATCCATTTCGCAATCGACATATCCTTGCGCGTAACATAATTGGCACAACCCCATAAGCGCGCCAGCGTGTTTTTTCGACAGCCTTAAATCTTTCAAGAACTCGTCACAATAGTTGTCAATCACCTCAATATCCCGCTTCAAGAACTCGTCAACCTTAACAGCCAACTCCTTTGGATTTATCATTTTTTCTCCTTTACAAGCCTTGGGTCTAGCAAAGACAGCGGGCTGTTGCCTGTAAGCCGTATTGTCGGCGTGTCCTTGTTGACCGTGAAATCCGTCAAATCCGCCCATTCAACAACATTGAAATACTTGTCGTAGGTATGCGGATAAACATACTCTTTGCCTTGCGAAAAGCCGATTAGGATTTCTCCCCAAAGCCTAGCCTCTTCTTGCGTCAGTATCATTCTTCCTCCCTTACAACACAAACCACCCATACAAGTCAATGGCTATTAAAATTAAAATCCAACCAACTAATTCAAGTATTGTGCAAATTTTCATTCTTCCTCCTTCGGCGGCTCCGGCAATTCGCGCCAAGCGATAACTTCGCTTGCCCGTTCAAATGTTCCAAAGTCATTTACAAAAACAATATCCTTCCCTAAATTTGTTCTTGTTTCCGCTCCGACAATTAAACCTGGCGTTGCTATCAAATACCTTTTTCTGTGTTCTTTCGGCAAATCTCCCTTTGCCGGATAATGCCACTTGTCCTTAACTGGACAGTCGGATATGGTTGTAGCGTTTATCTTGGCTTTTAAGCCCTCTTGATAGCCGTCCTTCATTCCTTCTCGATAACAAAGTTTCATTTCTTCCCTAAGGTCCTCTGAACTAAAATCGTGCCATTTTATATTAGGAACGTATTCTTCCGATTTTTTCTCCAAATATTCTTCTGTCATTTCTTCCGCTCCTTAAACTGGCTTGGGTGATACCAACAGCAACCCTTGCACACTTCTACATTTTCGCTGTGGCCTACCCCGTTCTTGTCGATGTAGGCGCAAAGGTGGCAAGGGTCAACAACCATCGTGATTCCGTTCACCCATTCCTCTAATTTAGTCCGCTTCATTCCTTCTCCTTATCTTCCTTTGTGTCGTTAAGCAGACCAAGAACAATACAGAAAAGAAAGTCGCCTAAAAAGACCGCAAAAACAACTTCTCCAAAATTCATTTCTTCTCCTCCAAAAAGTCCATAGCCCTCTGCCTTGCGTATTCACCAGAGTTGTCCAACAAGTCTTGAATGATTGTTTTTGCGTATTCAAGTTGTTCTTCAACGCTCTTTGTCTTGGCTTTTTCGTTTTCTTCCGCAAGAGCCATGCTTGCGCCTATTCCCCATAGTAAAGCGCCTAACATTTATTCGCTCTCCTTTAGTTCTGGAACAGAAATGAAGAAATATGCTTTCACTTCTTGCCAAGAAAAATTTCCTTTCCGAGATTCCCAAAATCTACCGTTATAAAAGCCAAAAGTTTTAATACCTCTTCCTAATAATAAAAGATATTCTTTTTTATCGGTTGGCAAATCTTTTTCATCTTTCACATAATGCCATTCATTAGCCTTGTTATAGCCGAACTCCGCGCCTTGCTCAAAGCCTTTATCGTGAATTACTTCTTCTCTTGCACACCAAGCCTTTATTACTTTTGTAATCCTATCTTTACTTTCTTTTCTCGCTTTTCTGTAATCTTCGTCTTTCTCAAACATAATTCACTCCTCCGTGTATTGCGGGATTTCGCACCATTCTGCAATTCGGTCGCAAAAAGTGCATTTATGCATAGCGGTCTCCTACAAGTCGAACAAAAGCTTTTGGCCGTCGTCTTTTTTGGGCGGCTCCGCCTTTTCAGTTGTTAAGGATTCCTTTACAACTTCCGAATCGTTTTCGGCTTCCTTCGCTTTTTCCGCCGCTCCCTCTAGGTAGAAGTCGCGCGCCCATTTGTAAACCAAAGCGTCTTCAACCACGGCGCAATCGCCGTCGGCTTGCTTTCTCGCTTGCTCCGTTATGTACTCAAAGCATTTTTTGACAAGGCTTGCGTCGTATTTCTCGCGCAAAGCCGCGTCCGCCTCAATCTGCCTTTCCAAATAGGCCTTTACGGCGGCCTCTGCCGGCGTCAATGTCTCGCTCATTTTGGCTCTCCTAATCCGTTCTTAAGGGCGTTGTAGTATTGGTTGCGGATCTTCTCGCTTTCCAAATTCAACGCCGCCGCCTCGTTGTTCATCTTTAGCGTTTGCTCTTCCAAGACCGCCAACCGCTCGTCGCGGCTCTTTTTTTCCG